CTAATACTACATTTCCAGCCTACACTCAAGAAGGAGATTCTATAACTATATTTCCAACAACAATAAACAGTGGACAAGATGTTCAAGCACAATACATAAGATATCCTAAAGACCCTAAATGGACTTATGTTACTTTATATAATGGAGAACCTTTATTTGACCAAACAGCAGCAGACTATCAAGATTTTGAATTACCTATAGATGATAGCAACGATTTAGTAGCAAAAATACTTCAATATGCAGGTATTTCTATAAGAGAAAAAGATGTAGTAAACTATGGTTTAGCAGACGAACAACAATTAGATAATCAAAAATAATTATGGCTTATATAAATCAACAACAATATTATACGAATAACGGAGTAAATCCTACCGACAATAACTGGGGTTCTTATCAATATATTTCATTAACTGATATAATGAAAAATTTTCAATTGATGTACAGTGGAAACCACTCTTTAGTAAATAATGTTAATAGGTATAAAATTTTATTCCACGCTAAAAGAGCAGTACAAGAATTAAATTATGATGCTTTTAAAGAAATAAAAGCTTTAGAGTTAACTGTTTACGATGACTTAAGATTTGTGTTGCCTTCTGATTATGTGAATTGGGTAAAGTTACATTTGTTTGAAAACAATACTTTAAGAGAACTTACTGAAAATATCCAAGTACAATCATCATTAGCATATATTCAATCAGCTACATCAACATTTACGTATGATAGTTCTAATAACGTTAATACAGAACAGTCAGATTTAGATACAGCAAGAAAAAATGGAGCTCTTAATAGTATTTATTTAAATCAAAACAATGAAGATGACGCAAGTTCTAATTGTATTAATTGTGATGACGACATATATAATACTAGAATAGGTGCTAGATATGGTTTAAATACAGAGACTGCTAATATAAATCCTACTTTTACTATAGATAAAAAAGCTGGTGTAATTAACTTTGACTCTACTATGGCTAACAAGCAATGTGTCCTCCAATATATATCTGACGGAATGGAAAATGGTAATGATTCTCAGATAAGTATTAATAAATTATTTGAGGAATATATTTATGCTTATATTCAATATGCTCTTTTAAATAGTAAATTTGGAGTACAAGAATATATTGTTAATAGGGCAAAAAAAAACAAACAAGCTTTACTTAGAAACGCAAAAATAAGACTGAGTAATATTCATCCAAGTAGATTGTTAATGAATCTTAGGGG